CTATCCACCCTGAAACCACGCATGTACATTCTGGCGAGACACTTGCAGGTGCGGAAGGTAATGTCTCTGACGTTATGTAGGGAGGCGCTGGCAGGGGTTTGATAGTCTGCTTCAAGGGCTTTGTACAACTCGCCAGTAGTACGCAAGTCATACTCAAGATAATGACTAAGCTCATCCAGAGGTATCTCATTTGTGTTGTATCCTTTTTTATAATATTGTTTTAATGTATCATCCTTCTGGTATTCTAACTGTCTGCGCTGGGCGCACTGCTCTAAGCTAAGTAAGTCCTTCTGTCCACGTAACAATAGATACTCAGACAGCATAGTGTCATAGATGTCACCATCATACTTGAAGTCATTAGCCCATAGCCAAGCAAGATCATACTGTGCATTGTGCATAATCAACAGAGTTGTACTATCTAAGATCCTCTGTAGCGTACACTTATTAGTACCATCAATATCCTTAGCCTCTGCATGGTCAAAACATAACAGCTTCTTGTCATCAGTATCCAAGCACAGTACACCTACCTGTGTTAGTGTATTGCTGGCCTCAAAGGGATCGTTGTGTATCTTACCATCACGTAAGGTGATAGAGTTTTCTACATCTAGAACTCTTCTCATACTGTGTACCTTGATCTAGAACCATCTAACTCACAGTGTATAACGCCATGCCAGCCACCCTTAAGTTTATTCTTAGCTACGTTAATGTGTCTCTGTGTGTCTTGCTCCTCTTGTCCTTCTACTTGTGGGTTCTTAGAAAGCAACAGCATCAGGTCACTCTCTGCTGCCTTGCCTGTCTTACTACCTTCCATCATTGATTGATCTACAAACACTTTACCTTCTGCATCAGCAGACAGTTGTGACATCCACAAGATAGCACAGTCATACTGCTTGGCTATGTTACGTGCATGTATCGCTGCTTCCTTTAGATAAACGTGTGACTCAGAGCTACCCTTACTGGCGAACTTATCACCCATATCGAGCACTAATATGTCAGGTCTGTAAGCCTTGACTAGAGCCTCTACCCAATTCATATCTTTACCTGTGCTGTCCTTGATCTTGATGTTATCATACACTGGCTTGTAGCGTGATGCAGCTAGGGCATAGTTACCTTTGACTTCTTCCATAGACATGTTAGATGCAGCACTCAGATACCTAGCACCTACACGATCATATGATTCTTCATTGCACAGCACGATACACTTAGCACCCTGCCTAGCAAAGCCACCCTCAGAGGCAATGATAGAGGCATGGAAGGATGTCTTACCTGTGTTAGGTCTAGCACCAATCAGTACCAAGTGACCACCTGATACACCCTCTACCTTTCTCTGTAGTGTAGGAATATTAAACTGCCACTTGGCCTGGATGTCAGACTTCTGTAGTAGTGTATCAATAGTTATATCACCCCAGTCTACCTTTAAGTTAGGCATGAAGTCATCCTGATAGTCAGAGATAAGCTTACGTATAGGCTCAAGTGTACTCTCTAAACCATTGACATACTTGAACCCTATGTTAGCTATCTTTTCACCTACTACCTGCTGAAATAGTTTACCTAAAACCTCTTGGGCAATAGAGTCAGACATAGGTTTCTCTTTATAAATCTTTCTGAATAGATCCTTGTATGCTTCCTTGTTAGCTGTGGTCAGGGTGTTACGTGTAAAGAACAGTGACTCTAGTTCTGCTGGTGATAAGTCCTGCTCATATGTTTGCATAGCGTAGTCTAGTGTACGCTTAATGATACGTACATCTTTAGTGAACAACTCATCAGGAGTACGGATGCCTTTGTTATTATCATAGAACTCCTTGTCCATCAGTGTTCTAATAAGTGCTAGTTCCATTAGCTATCATCCTCTCTTGTGCTCTCTTACGTTCATCTTCATCTAGATCTCTTATAAGTTTATGTTCAGTTATAAACTTCTTAAGAGTGTCTATCTCTTTATCTTTCTTTCGTACTTGCTTTGATAGTAAATCAATTTCTTTCTTCTGTTGCTTAATCTCCCAACGCATATCTTCTATTGTTCCAGCCATACTCATTGTGCTATTCCTTTTCTAAGCCAGCCTTAACAAGTGCAATAAACCCTGCATTAAAGATAGCTGCGAATGTCTCAGGGTCACACTCTACTTGTAGTGTGGCACTACCATCTTCATGTTCTTCTATCTCTGTTACCTTAACTGGTTTGTTTATGTATTCACTCATCCTTAACTCCTATGCATGGTAGTAATATAGATAGCTTACAGTACTTTGGATACTCATCATACGTCATAGCTATCAGTACTGGTGGTGCAGCTATCAGTAAAGCTACAATAGCTGATGCCTTGATTGCTCCGTTAATGTTACCTGCCATTATATTTTATCCTTTGCTAATGCCATCCAAGACACAGGAAACAACTCATGCATCTTAACACTGATCTGCTTGGCTACCTCTTGTGTTTCAACTTGTGTGTCAGATGCACAACGTAGCTTACACATGTCAGCAAACGCATCCAAGCTACCTGACCAGTACCACTCAGTCATCATAGACTGTGGTAGTATCATACGTGCTTGCTCTGGGCATACACCTTTGGATAATAAATAATCATAATCTTGCTTGCTACTTTCTACCATATCCTGTGCAAGTGATGAACTTATGAAGTCAACCTCACCCTCACTGCCCTGCTTCTTGTCAGCACTACGCCCTCGCCACTTTGTAGGATGGTAGAACTCAGGCTTCTCATCCACATACCTACGGCTAATCTCATTCCAGCGTAGGAACTTATGCTTGACTAGCTGCCTAGCTACAAACACTGGTGCCTTGATGTGGAAGCTGGCAAAGCAATGACCAAAGGGTGACATGTGTTTGTGCTCTGCAAGATAGCTGATAAGCTTAGCGTCCTTGTCTTTCAACTTAGGTGGACCCCACACATCACTGGTGTCCATCTCACTCTGCTTACCAAAACTTACACGAGCAGCATTAGCTACTGTCAAGTCAGTACCCATGTGATCTATGTATGTTGCTTCAATCATTTGTTCATCTCACTAACTATAATGTATATAAAACCTGCGATTAAAAATGCAAGTATAGATGCTGCTGCTAGTGCCTCAGTCAAGTGTCAACTCCTGTAATACTTCTAGTGCTTGCTCTTCTGTTATCTTAAACCATTCACCTTTACGTTCACCCTTACGATCAGCTATCTTGTGTGCGTCACGCTCAGCCTTGTTACGATCATCAAAGTAAACTGAATGGATCAACTCATAGTCACGCATAGGTGAGCTTGTCTGGTAGCCGTTGAGCCTATCCTCTGCATCAATAGCTTTACCAATCTTAATCCAGTCAGGCCATGCAGCATTACGAATAGCGTACACGTAACCTTCTAGGATCTGCTTGTCTTTCTGTAGAGAAGCAAACGCTGCGTCACCAAATGATTTGTAACGTCCTGGTTTAAATAAGGCATGTGTCCTAGATATATAAGAGCCATTCACATACATCTCACGAGAGTTCCAACAACTCTTACATATGTATTTACCTTGTGACTTGCGAGCCTCAGTCCAGTTATCATTTAGGATAAGCTCAGTACCGCACTCAATGCACACCTTAGTCTCTGTCATTGTATCCAACATCTCTGTCTCCTCTGTGTTTCTCTTTACGTGTAGGCTTAGGTTTCTTCTTGTCAGGTATAACCTGCTGCCTATACTTAGGCTGGCGTAAGTCCTTAGCCATAGGGTTCTGTTTGTTCTTGTGCTCCTGTTTCATAATCGATCAACTCTTTAAGCCCTTTCATGTCTGCTTCACGTTCATACTTAAGGTCATCCTCTAGGCTCAGTACCTTACAAGGTAGACCCGTCCATAGTTGTAGCTCCCTTCTGTACTCTAGTGTCTTACTCAATGCATCAGGATCTAGTGCTACGATAACAGCCTTAGCGTTGTCAGCTATATCAGTTTTGTGTTCCTCTGTCAAGCTAGTACCTAGTAGAGCATAGCCAGTAGTATTGATGAAAGACCTAGCCACAGTGATAGCACTGATGACATCCTCTACTATAACGTATACCCCATTAGCATCACCCATAGTTCTTTCGTAGTGCTTGGCAGTACCACTGTATCTGTACCACTTTGGTATGGCTCCATCCAATGCTCTGCCAATAGCATCCACTAATTTGTTACCACTATATATAGGGAACACTGCACGTTTATCTTTTACATCAAATAATAGAGTCTCATTTTGCAACTTACTCCACCGCTGCTTAAACCTACGCATGTGTCCATTAGCAGGGTCATCATTAGTTATGTGCTCTGGATAAACAAAGCTATCTAACTCCTTGTTTTTACTGTACGTTTCAACCAGGGGTTGTACAAAGTAAGACTGTAGTTCCTCATGTGTCATAGCAGAAGAGAACTTACCAGCTAGATCACACGATAGTTTATAGCAGTTGTACACTACACGCCCATCAATCTTACTGGCAGTAAATGTATTCTTGCTACCACATTTAGGGCAAGTCTTACGCATTGACTCACCATCAGATAGGTCAAGATCTCTTATATAGTTATCCATTACTGCTTCTCCTTGTATGCACTGCGCTGGGCTAATGCTTCTGATGCACCAGTATATGTATGTTTTATGTAAGGTGTCAAGCTATTTATGTTTGAGTGTCCACTCACTTGTTTGATCTGTGTTATATCTACACCAGCCTCAACCATCTCAGTGATAGCTGAACGCCTCATGTCCATAGCTGTTAGTTCATCTGGTAGCCCTGCAGCTTGCTTGATGTCATTGACGTAGCTGAATAAGTTATCCTTTCTGTATGGCTTGTATGCCCCATCACTAGGCTTTATCTGTGGTGCTACGTATGGCTGGAAGCTAAACGTATCGTGCTGTTGTTTAAGTACATGCATCAATGGATCACTGATAGGTAGGTGTACCTCTGCACCACGCTTGCTCTGTGTAATGTCGCACCTCTTCTTGTCTAAGTCTATACAATCCCAAGTCAGTAGTCTCATGTCACCTATACGCTGGCCCCACTCGTAAGCCATCTGCACAATCAAACCAATAGAGCGCCACTTAATATCACTGTAGGCTGTATCTAAGAACGCATACACTTGGTCAGGTTCCCACAGTACCTTACGCTCTGGGTTAGTCTCTCTGTCCATGTGTGGTACTGGATTAAGTATACGTAGGCCCATACCTATAGCCTTGTTAAGGATGATAGACATGATAGCTGCGATCTTGTTAGCTCTGTATGTTCCTCTCTTTAGCCACTCTTCATAGGCACCCTCTGCCTTAGGCACAGTGATGTCACGCAGTCTTACGCTACCTAGTGAGGCACGTATAACTTTAGTGCATGACTCATAGTCCTTCTGCGCTGGGCGAGATAGCTTTAAGAATGCATGACTGTCTAGGTAGTAGTCTAGTAAGTCAGCCATCCTAGAGTTAGCTGTTAGTTTGTTTGTCTTTTTAGCTACCACTTTCTCCTCACTTTCCAGTAGACCCAACACTCTAAGCAGTGACCCTGACCTATGAATAGATCGATGAACCACACAACGTTGAGCCTACCATCTTTTTTCCATTGCCAATTTCTGGCTGAGAATGTTTGGTTATTGCTACCGCCTAGTAGCACATTGATAAGAACACTAAAGGCGGTAAGCACTCGCTTAATATACATCAATCATCTCTGTTGTTGTTGCTCCCTCTAGCTAAGAAGTAGATAAAGCCACCCACATAAGCTATCAGGAAAGGGATTACTATTTGTGAACCTACTACCATAGCGGGTAATACATTTCGCCACTGTCAATCATTTGCTTAACGTGCTGTATGTCTTCACGCATAGCATCAGCAGTAGCTAAGTCACCTAGCCAGTCTGCGTCATCAATCTCCCGCTGCAGGTCATTGTGGTAGTCATTGATAGGGATAAGTAAATCATTATATGCCATTAGTTTAGTCTCCTATATTAGCTATTGATGTATGGATCGTGGTTGATGTAGTATGATACACCCATCTCGTAGTCTCCTGCATGGGAGTATAGTTGGCTCAATGCATCTGCTGCATTGCGTACCTTCTCTAGTTTAGCATCATCAGATAAATCTTCGTCATACGTAAAGTCTACTGGAATAGCTGTGACTACTTGCTTGTAGCTACGCCACACTTCAACGCCTGACTCATGCACTTCACCTGTCTTCTCGTGTACACTTTCATATACAAAGATCACCGCATCGTTATGATCCCACACTTTTACTTCTACTGTTTGATCCTCGATAATCATTAGGTTAGTCCTTTCTTGATTGCTCTTATTAGTTGCAC